GTAAGTGAAGCAGGGCATAAAATTAACGAAATGACAACAGAACCTATATTTTGCGATTTAGCACCACCTGACTTATGGAACAGGCATAGTGATACAGGTAAAAGTGCAGTTGATATTTTTAGAGATGAATGTGGACACTACTTAACAAAAGCAAATAACGATAGAGTAAATGGTTGGCTTGCAGTTAAAGAATGGCTTAAATGTATAAAAGACTATGATGGAGTAGTTCATCCTAAATTAAGAATATTTAAAAATTGCACTAATTTAATTAGATGTTTGCCTTTACTTCAATATGATGCAAAAAATCCAAATGATGCATCAACAGAACCACATGAAATTACTCATATAACTGACGCATTAAGGTATTGGTGTTTAAGTTGGACATACCCACCTATTAAACCCGAAACTATTAGAAAGCGAATTGAAAGAGAGTGGGCATTAAGTAAAGATGAAGATGAGAATGAAGGGAGTTATATGCAGTGGTAATTACAAAAAAGCAAATGAATAAATTTGAAAATTGCTTTGCTAAAAGTAAATATGTTGAAGATTACTTAAAACCAATTAAAAGCAAAATAAAGATTTTAGAAAGTGATTATAAAGCACTTAAAAGCGAATATGCAAATTTAATGGCTAAGCACAATGAAATGATTGAGATTAATAAGAATTTGACTAAGAAAATTGAAGAATTAGAAGTTGAAAAAAATAACTTATTAGCCAAGCAAAGTAAAGACCTTGTCGAAATATATCAAGAATGGCTAAGGTGATGAAGTATGGAAGAAAGACGAATTACAAAAGTCTGGGAAGATTATCAAAATGGGAAATCTTATGCTCAAAACTTAGGGATTACTTCTCAAATACCTATAAATGTTAATTTTTATGAAGGCAGACAATGGTCTCCACCTACTGAAAGAACCAAAAATATGCCTAGACCTGTTGTCAATTTTATTGAAATGGTTGTTGATAACAAAATTAGTAATGTCTTAGGTAGTGCGGTAAAACTTAATTTCATTGCTGAAGGGGATGATGAAGCAACTGATAGAGTTACTAACTTTGCAGAGTTTATTCAAAAAGAGCTAAATCAAGGAGAACTTGATGATATTGCAGCTCAAGATGGTGCAGTAAAAGGGACTTATATTTATCACTATTATTGGGATGAAACTGCAACAGGTAAAAAAGGAAATTTTGAAGGTGGTTTAAGAGGCGAAATAATTGATCCATTAAATATTTATTTTGCTGATCCAAGAGAAATCAATGAGCAAAAGCAAAAATGGATAATTATCGAAAGGCGAGAAGAAGTCTCAAGAGTTAGAGAAATGTGCGATAAGGAAGAATATAAAAAATTAATTGTTCCTGATAATTTAGAGACTGCTTATAACGAACAAGAACAAAATGGCTCTGAATTATGCACATTACTTACTAGATACTTTAGGAAAAATGGAGAAGTTTATTTTGAAAAAGCAACTAAATACACAATGGTTCATGGGCCTAGACCGCTTAATCCATTGTTAATTGAGAAGAAATTAAAAATTAAATTTGATGAAGAAGGCAATGAAAAAATAGATGGGCAAATTGCAGATAGCCCTGATAGTAATTTAGAAAAAGTTGACGAAACAGATATTGATAGATTCAAAGCGACTTTATATCCAATAGTTGTTGGAAGTTGGAAAAGACGAGACAAATGTATTTTTGGTAGAAGTGAAGTTGAAGGATTAATACCAAATCAAAAAGCAATCAACTTCCAAATTGGTATGACTTTAATGAATGCACAAGAATTAGGTTGCCCTAAGATAATTGTTAAACAAGGTTCATTACAAGGTCAAAAAATAACTAATGAGCCTGGACAAGTTATAACTGATTATTGGCAAGGTAGTGGTAGTGGAATATTTCCATTTCAAGTTCAACCTTTTAGTGCTGGTTTAATGGAAATATCACCAATGCTATTAGACTTAACAAGAACAGTTAGTAATTCAACTGAAGTTATTACAGGAGATATGATTGGTAGAGATCTATCTGGAACTGCTATTGCACAATTACAAGCACAAGCAGATAAACCTATTGCAAGACTCAGAAAGAACTTCTGGAGAGCAAAAGAAAGGATAGGCAAAGTCTTACTACAATTCTTTGTACTTTATTACGAAGATAAAGAATTTAGTTATGAACTAACAGAAGATAAATATCAAAATGCACTTGAAGAAGCTAAAAGACATGGTTTGCCTCTTGAAAGTGTAAATAGAGTTGTTAGTGATGTCTTTAATGGTGTTGAATATCGAGGTACTAGATTTAATATCGTTGTTGAAGCTGGTGCTGGAACTCAATATAGCGAAATTGCAAGTATGCAAATGCTAGACACATTACTTCAAATGGACAAGATTACATTTGAACAATACTTTGAATTATATCCTAAGACAGCAATGCCATTTAAAGCAGAGCTTAGAGCAATTCAAAGAAAGAATGAATTAAGTGAAAATGCTCAATTAAAACAATTAGTTTTGAATTTACAAGAGCAATTAAAACAAGCACTAGTAAGAATTAAGCAACAAGACTTTGAACTTAAGAATAATCAAGAATATACGAATAATTTAACCAAAGAATTTGAAAAGCAATTTAATTCTTTAAGACTTTTAGTTAGTAATCAAAATCAAAACACTACTACTCAAAGTAAAGAAACTAAAAGTGAAAAACAAGTAGTTTAATTAGCATTTCTGTTTTACTGTCTTTCATATTTTTCCTCTCAATAAGGTGGTGGTAAGGTTTTATATCCTCCCTCTTTTCCTTACTATCGCCTTCTTAGAATGTGGGTGTAGTTTAATGGTAAAACAACGGTCTCCAAAACCGTAATTGTAGGTTCGATTCCTACCACCTCCGCCAATAATTCATAATTAAAAAGTTTTTACCATTTTCTTTTCAAAAAAATGAGATACCGCTATTAAGCGAGAAAGGAATTAAAAATGAACGATAATACTTTACTTAATGAAGAATTAGAAAGTAAAGAAGCAGAACCTGTCGCTAATGAAAATGTAGATGATTTAGAAAATAGCGAAGGAAGTAAGGAGGTCGCTACTCCTAAGGAAAGTGATGATTTAGAATTTGATGATTCTTCAAATGAAGAAAATAAGAATAATAAATCTAAATCTGGTAAAAAGCAAACAGCCGAAGAAAAAAGACTTGCATTTCAAAGAAGGCAAGCCCAAAAAGAAAAAAAGCGTTTAGAAGAAGAACGCAAAAGATTAGAACAAGAGTATTTTGAAAAAGGTTTAATTAAAGGTGCAAGTGGAGTTAATAAATTCACTGGCAAGAAAATTGTCGATAAATTCGATGTTGAAGAATATAAAACAATGCTTGAAATGGAAGAAAAGGGGCTAGATCCTACTGATGTATTTGCTTATGTTGATTATGTAAAAGATAAACAAAGAGCAGAATTAAAAAAGCAAGAAGAACTTAAGTCTGAAGAAGAAAAACAACAAGAAAGATTAAAAAATGATATTGAAAGTTTTACTAATAAATATCCTAATGTTGACCTTGAAGCATTACTAAAAGATGAAGATTTTCAAGATTTTTCTGAGAATTTATTAGGACAAGCTCCGCTTGTAAATATCTATGAAACCTTTTTAAAAATTAGTTCTAAAACTGAAACTTTGGTTGACAAAAAAGCAAGAAGTAAAATTGCAAAAGGTTTAGCTAGTCCGGGTAGTCTAGGCGGAACTTCAGAGTCATTACCTAAGAGCATTAATGAAATGACAGATGCAGAATTTGAAAGATATGTCGAAGACGCAAAGGCAGGTAAACTAAGCAAACTTTATAATTAATTAATTTTTGAAAGGGAGATGAAATTTAATGAGCGGTGTTGATTCTAGAATTGATGGAAGTCAATTATTTGGTACATTTAGTATTCAAAACAAAGAATTTTATGAAAAAACCTTACTTAAGAATTTAAAACAAGAAGTATTTTTATATGATTATGCTAAGAAAACAGTAATGCCTAAAAAGCATGGAGATACAATTAGTTGGAGGGTTTTCAAAGATTTGAGAGTTCCTACTGCTCCATTACTTGAAGGTGTTACTCCTGACCCTAATAACCTTGAAATGATTGAATTTAAAACAACTATAAAAGAATATGGAGACTATATTAGATTTTCTAACCTAATTGATTTATTAGGGATTGACCCATTCATTACTGAAACTAGTGAATTATTTGGTGTTCAAATTGCACAATTAATTGACAATTTAATTAGAGCAGAACTTGAGAAATCAATTAATGTTCTTTATGCTGGTGATGCAACATCACGTGATGGATTAGATTCAACTTCTGCAAACATTATTACAACTACTGATATTATTAACATTGTAAGAATTATGAAACGATACAACGTTAAACCTTTAAAGGGTGGAGACTATGTAATGTTTATTCATCCTGATGTTGAATTTGACTTAAAGAGTGCAACAGGGAATGGAAGTTGGCTAGACATTAATAAATATGCTGATAATACTCCATTACTTAAAGGTGAAATTGGTAAGATGTTAGGAGTAAGATTTGTAGTAGATAATAACATTTCAGTTATTGAAAACACAGTTGGAGAAGGTCAAAGTGCAGTTACTTATAATGTTTATAAAAACATTGTATTAGGAAGAGATGCATTTGGAACTGTTGAACTTGAAGGAGCAGGTGCTAAACCTTCATTAATTCATAAACCACTAGGAAGTGCTGGAACAGCAGACCCTCTAAATCAACAACAAACATTAGGTTGGCATATTGAAGGTTTTGCTACAAGAATTCTATATGATGAAGCAGTACTAATTTATGAATGCTTAAGTGCAGCTGATACAATTAGTGATTTAGTTGATGCTAATAGAAATCATTATAATAATGCTGAAACTGGCAATAGGGCTTTAACAAGAACACTTGCTACTCCTGTATTAACTGCTGGAACAAATAAAGTAACTTGGAATGCTATAACTGGTGCTGATGCTTATGTAATTTATAGTTCAGCAACATCTAATGGAACATTTACTGTGGTTGGTACAACAAGAAATACTGAACAAACTGTATCAGGAACTGAATATTATAAAGTAATGGCTATTGGTGCTACTGGAGCTTCAAGTGCATTATCTAATGCAGCAACTAAATCATCTGAATAATTAATGAAAAATAATTAAGAAAGGAATGAAAATTAATGGCAAAACAAGTTGTTAAACAAAAAACGGTAAAGATAAGAATTCCTATTGATCCATTAAACCCATCAATTAAAACAATTACTCCAATAGTGAATGGCAAAAGTTATCAAATCGAATTAGGCAAAGATGTAGAAATACCAGAGAATGTTTATCAAGTTTTAATTAATTCGGGTAGGATTTAAAGATTAAAAAGCATTAAAGAGATGGAGCATTATTACTTAACAATTTATATTGGTTTAATGCTTTATCTCTTTTTTTCTTAATGAAAGAAAAAGGAGAAAGTATATATGACGTTAAATGAATTAAAGATTAAATGTATTAAATTGCTTGAACTTCAAAGTGAAGAAATTACAGAATCAAATATTCAAAATGCAAGCAATTATGAAGATATCGAATATAACGCATTAGAGGCAATTAATCGTTGTATAGCTTTAAGATTAATCAAAGAAAAAAAGTTATATTTACCTGACTTTAATGGAATAGAACATCTAGTTAATCCTACTACAAATGAAATTGAAGGAATACCTTATGAGCTATTAATAATAATTCCTTATTTTGTAGCAGGTGAATTAGGATTAGAAGATGATGCTAGTAGAGCCGCATTTAATACTAATAAGTTTGAAAGTTATTTAGCAAGACTTGAAAATGCAAAAGAATATCAAGAACAAACTGGTCATATAGAAGTAATTTATAGTCAAGATATGTAGGTGATAATTTAAAATGCTACAATTTAATTCAAACTTTGGGAATAAGAAATTTGAAAGGAAAGTAATCAATAACTTTTTAGGAGTTGATTATGCTTCAAGTGTATTTAATGTAGCAGACTATCGTGCTATAGATATGAGGAATCTTATTAATAAAAATGGGATTAATCATAAAAGAAATGGTTGGAGTGAAATTGCACAATTTAACGATAAAATAAATGGTATTTGGCAATTCAAAGATGACAATAAAAATATTCATATTATAGTTCATAGTGGGAAGAAGTTTTATAAAATAACTAATTTAAGCACAAATAGTTTTGAAACAACATATGAAGAAATTAATTTTCACGAAGATGTTTATCCTGCTAAAATATTAAATGAAAAAAGTTATGGAGTAGT